ATGCGCCCGTAGCGGAGCGACTTTGTGTCGTGGTACGCCTTCCCCGACTCCAGACCCACGATCTTCTTAAGTTCGGCGATCTCCTTCACCAGCTCCACCTTGGACGCCGCCGAGTCCTTCACGTTCATGATTTTCCCCCGCAGAGGGAACACGCCGAAAGACTGGCGCTGAGATTTCGTAAGGCCGCTGAGTGCCATTGCTTTTGCTGAATCACCTTCGGTGAGGATGAGGGTGCAGTCCGAACCACGTGCCGTTCCAGCCCAAGCAGCATCTTCAAGTTTGGGAATGCCGTAGATCTTACTTTGCTTCTTTCCATCGGACTTCTTATTTTCCTTATCGTCCTTTTCTTTCTGGCTGACGATGAGGGTATCCACCAGCTCCAGCTTCGCCCGCACCTTCTTGAAGAACTCCTCGGGAAGCTTGCACGTCGAGCCGAACGCCGTGCTCTTCGTGGTCAGCGTCTCCTTGGTCTGCGAGTTGAACGACGGATTCTCCACCTCCGCCGTCACCCAGATCGCCAGGTTCTCCTTAATCAGTGACGGCTTGACCTTGATCTTTTTCTTCGTCTCCAGATACTCGGCGATGTTGCTCACCACCTGATTCACGATGTAATCCACGTGCGTCCCGCCCTTGGACGTCCAAATACCATTCACGAACGACACCTGCAGATGCCGATCAATCGGCGTGTCGGCCACCGCCACACTCCAGCGCGGACCCGTATGGAACACCACAGGGGTCGTGACGAACTCCTGAGCGTAGATGTTCAGGTCGCGACACTTGATCGTCAGCTTCTCCGCATCCCCGTGCTTCCAATGCACCTTCACCTCCTTCCCGACCGTCATCGCCAGGTCGCTCGCCCGCCGGCGGAACACGCTGACCAGCTCAGGTGTGACATCCGTCATCCCAAACCGGCCGAAGTCGGGCGTCCAGCTGACGCTCACATACGGCTTGACCTTCGATGCCGAGATCTTGGGAGGCAGCACCTTCGTCATGTTGTCCTCCCACGTCTGGATATACTTCTTGCCACGCGCGGCATCCACGGTCTCCACCGTCATCCGCTTGCTGAAGATGTTCGCCAGCTTCACGCCGTAGCCGTTCTTGCCGCCCACCAGCTTCTTCTCGTCCTTGTCGTAGTTCGTGGAGGTCAGGAGCTCTCCGAAGATGAGTTGCGGAACCCAGACCTTGTACTCGGCATGCTCCACCACATCGATGCCTTCTCCGTCGTTCTCCACGGTGATTGTCTTGTTGTCCGCTGAAATTGAAATTGTGATGTTCTTGACCGGGTTCGCCGAGTTGCGCTGCCGCATGCGCACAACGTGATCATGGGCATTGACCAGCATCTCGTCGAACAGCTTGTAGAATCCAGGATTGAACTGCTTGATCGTCTTGAGCGCAAACGCCTCGCCTTCCACGACATACATCTCTTCGGCACATGTCTCGATGGAACCGACGTAGGTATCGGGGAGAGATAGGATGTGCTCGCGATGCGTGTGCTTCTTGTATGCGGAACCGTCTGCCATTGTGAGATGTGTATCGTCTGCTGACTCTCCTTAGTAAATGGTCCGTTTTTGCCGTTTTGTTTAAGAGGAATCAACTCATACATACAAAATGCCCCCGCGCACAAAGAAGACAAAGAAGGGGGAGGAGGTGAAGGTCGAGTTACCACCTGTGATCTTCTTCCTGCGGATCGGGAAAGACTTTGAGATGGAGACGGAGCAGACGGGGACACCCCAGCCATCGGGGGCGGCTGGAGCAACGCAGTACTCGGATATTTTGCACGAGACGGAGACCCGAGAGCGGCGGTTTGACGAGAGCATCATTCATGATTTGATGTCCAAGCTGCACCTGCAGAAGGAGTATCCCAAGGGCACAGCCTGCTTCTGGTGCTGCCACGGATTCTCGGGGAGCTCGTTTGTCATTCCCATCTACTATGACGTCTATACCAACACACACACGGCCGAGGGCAACTACTGCAGTCCAGAGTGTGCCCTCGCTTACATTTACAAGGACTCCGAGCTGTCTGAATCGGAGAAGTGGCGTCGTCATTCTCTTCTGCGAGCACTGTATGCCGCTCTCTACGTGGGCAAGGACATCTTTCCCGCTCCCGACAAGCGCGTGCTCCGTCTGTTTGGCGGAAACCTGGATATTCAGCAGTATCGGGAGTTCGTCTATAACTCTACCAAGCCCCTCCAGATTGCCATGCCACCCGTTCGACTGTACATCCCCTCGGTGAATACCCAGGCGACAACCAAGGATATCAAGTCGTATGTCTCACTGACCAACGAGACGGTGGATAAGGCGTCTCAGCAGCTCCGTCTCAAGCGATCCAAGCCTGTCCATGAAGGCGGGGCTACTCTGGACAAGTGCTTTACCATCGTTAAATAGTTTAGTCATAGTTTGTGGGGAATACTCAAATGAATCCCCAGGAGATTGTTCGCATGGGGATGATGTACCAACTGGTGAATTCGGCAGGGAAAGTGGGATGGACACCCCTACTCAATTTTCTAGGACTCAATCTTTATGAACGGGCAGTCTTGACCTATCCTTGGTGGTCGGCGATCCTTTGTCGGCGTCGCTCAGCGCAACCCGGGACAACCAAGCCAAACCGCGAACCCTCGGCAGTCATCGAGTGTGAGCGTGGTCCGCCCCCGCAGCAGAATAAAGGTCAGGCTCCGCAGTTCTTGACGCGTATGGATGCTGTCATCCATTATGTGGCATGCTCACCTGCAACTCGTCGGCTGATGTCCATTGCAAACCATGACTACCTCCCGTACGAGTTTGAGCCAGTTCGGCTGTCCGAGGATATCTACTTTACTCTGACTCACGTAGAGATTGAAGAGGGAAACATCAAGAACATCAAGTTTCAACTCTCGTGCTACGACCATCCGATTCAGACCCTACAGGCATTTGTGGATTCATGCAACCAGGATTATGAGCGCCGTATGCTAAACAAGCTCGGAAATGATCTCTACTTCTTTGACCAGGTTGTCGGCGGTAAGGGGAAGCGCTCTACGCAGAACCCTCTACCCACGAGCTATCTCGTGTATAGCAAGCACAAGTTCTCCACTACGCGCACATTTGAGAATGTGTATTTTGAGGAACAGCCGGTCGTGAAGAAGCGTGTCAAGTTCTTCCTGGAGAATCGGTCATGGTACGAGAAGAAGGGTATCCCATACACACTTGGATTCCTTTTTCACGGAGATCCGGGGACGGGAAAGACGTCGGAGATCAAGGCCATCGCCAACGTAGCTCGTCGGCATCCCGTGAATATTCAGCTCTCGGAAATCAAGACCAAGACTCAGCTGCGCCATCTCTTTTTCAGCGACGAGATTTACGTCTATAACGGGACAAACTTGGAGAAATACACGATTCCGATTTCGGAGCGCGTGTATATCATTGAGGACGCTGATGCGATGGGCGATGTTCTCTTGGAGCGTAAGTGGAAGAAACCGGTGGTGGAGAAGCCCAAAGACCCCTTTGCCCCCGAAGCCGACGACGATATCATCAAGGACCCGATTGATCTCTCCTTTCTCTTGAACCTGCTTGATGGTACGCTGGAGTCGTCTGGACGCATCGTGGTCTTTACATCTAATTTCCCTGAACGGTTTGATCGTGCTCTCATTCGCCCTGGGCGCATTGATATGATCATACAGTTCAAGAAGTGTTCTCGAAAGATTATTCGTGAGATGGTCTGCGGGTTCTACGATATTGCCGATGTATCGGGGCATCCAATTTTCGAGGACGAGTCCATCGATGAAAAGTGGAGTCCTGCTGAAGTGAATCAGATTCTGTTCCGGAACTTTGAGGATCCGCAGCGTGCGATGGACGAGCTGCTCACGTTGCAGCCGGGGTCGGCATCTTCGGTATTCCAAACAGAAGAACGTACAGAAAACACGCCGACAACGGAATCGACCCAACTACCAGAATAGATGTTGTCCAGCTAGCTGTTCCAGTCAGTGACGGATTCACAATGGAGGAGATAAGTCCTACAATTGGAATCAGCCACAGGTAGAAAAAGAAGGTGGAGTAACTCTTCAGGAATGCCGAATTCTCGAAAAAGATAGCCTCGGCTGCCTTCCACGCCACGCGATAGTAGATGAACACGCCAACCATTGTAAGCGCATATGCGAAATACTGGTTTGCGTTGCTGACAAGCGGAGCTGTGTCTTCGGGGAGATTGCTGACGGAGGACCCTTCGGGTTGAATGTCGGGGACTGGATCGTCGTTGCCCATTATGTATTGAATACAAGATTTGCTATTCCATTTGTAACCTTCAAGAAGTTGTAGGACTCAACATAGACCACTGAAGTATAGGCTCCAAACTGAAGCGAGCGATTGGTGGGTGTAGGGTAGAGCAGCTGGGTTTGTCCAGGAGCAAGGGCAGGTCCTACACCGGGAGCTGGTGATACCGTCGCTGCTCCACCTACTGGCGTGGGGTTCGGATTGAAGACCGTAGATTTCACAACACATACTGGAGCCTGGGTCAATGATGCGTCTGTGATCAATGTGAGCGGCGTCAGGAGCGTGTATTGAAACACTGTGCGATTGAACATTGATCCGTTGAGGGAACCGCTCGGCTGGGTAATCTGGTCTGGATCCAGAGCGAAGGAGTACGTATAGATTCCAGGGATATTGTTGGTTGCCCCCATCGAGAACTTAAAGTTCTGGATGTTACGGAAGAAGTTGGTGTTCTTGGTGTTAAACCGGTCCTTACCGTCAAGGATGAGATTGCCTTCCATGAAGATATCCTGCTGACCCATATTGTTGGAAATAAGGGCCCCGCTGCTGTAGAGGGTATTGGCTCCCAGCATTTCCGAGGTGGTATCGATAGGAGGGTAATTCAATGAATCCCAGTTTGTGTAGTTGTCCCAATCGTTGATGAGAGACCGATCGTTGCGGCGGAAAAGTGCAACCACACGAGTGCAGAGGTTGTACATTGGTATCTCCAGATTGTTGATACCATACTGCTTCTCATTCTTGACGTAGCGCACCTCTGTGATCAAGAAGGTGCGCTCATGGCTTGCAATGAAAGCGCGCTCTGTATCGGTGGTGAAGATGTAGTTCGCTTCGACGTAGGGGTTCAGGTTCCAGGTGAGGAGAGCGCGGTTCGTAGAGTTGCCCTGGCGATCGGGGTAGGCCAAGAAGTTCTGGATTCCTGCAGCGTTATCACCAGGCGTACCGATAATGCGCTTGCGAAATGTTGGGCTGACAGGATTGACATCGATAATCGTAAAAAGGTTGTAGAGGCTGTCGATGGTGACAGAAATCTCAACCTCGGTCTGGGGAAGACCCACGAGTGGAATAGCCTGTGCAATCTCTTCGCAGAACCAGAACGGTAGCGGGATGGTCAGCTGCCGCCCAGCAATCGAGGGTGCTGGTGTAGTACCATTTCCGGTCATCAGTGCATGAGGGTACTGGTTGGTGCGGCCGTTGGCATTGGCGGGATCATACACTTCCTGCGTATTACCAACCATACGATCAAGAAGTTCGCGCTTCGTCACATCCTTGCGGAGGTAGCTCAGAATCTTCATCCACTCTCCTGTCATCGTGACAATCGGCGTCCCGTTGAACAGCACCGATGCTTCAGAGATAAGGTTGTATCCGATATTCCGAATCCACTGGAACTCGTAGGGGATGCCCTCTCCAAACTGGTTGTAGATGGAAATGGGAGACCAAATATCGGGGAGATCCACGCAGACGTAGCAGTCGTGGAGCAGATCAGCATAGCGAGGAACCTTAAACTTAAAGGTCTTTAGCCCTGCCTGGGGAATTGTAGTATCGGTGACATTGCGGACGTCCAGCCGAAAATGCTCCATCGCGAAGTTCGTGGTTCGCTTGTACATTTTCATGAAGTAGGACATGGATGGATTTCCATTGACGAATACGTTCTGGGCACCAAACCCAGTAAGTTGCATCAAACCTCCAGGCATCTTATATTATACACTTGTAATAATGTATTCTTCTATTCCGTATATTCTTATCGCGGTACTGCTTGGGTTCGTAGCTCTCCATTCGTATATGAGCGTTCGCTTCGGATACGACTGGATCGGTACTCAGACCCGAAAGGCCCTTGCAAAGACATTCAATTCTCGCCACGCTTCAGTCACCGATCTCTACAACATTCCGGCTGTTCCTTACATGGATCGTTTTGGAACCTTTACGAAAATTCCCAAGATGAAGGAGAACGTTCGGTATTAGACGGGGTTCCAGCGGTTCTTTCCAGGAGCCTTCTTCTCGGGACGCTGCTTGAAGTTGTATGTAGCGTCATCTGTTGTGAGGCACGTAGCTCCCACAGTAGGAACCTTGTACGCATTCGCACCCAGGAAGGTCGTGTAAGTAGAAGAATACGCAGCCTTCTGGGACTGAGGGTAAGGTATGTAATATGCAGTGGTTGCCTTGCGCTTGAGATACTCGGTCACTTCGGACGCGCTGGAAAATTTGGGAGAACTCATTATATTTACAGGTAAGAAACACTTTATGATAAAATGGCACCTCTACGTTTCATGCTCGTTTCGACACACACGGAGCAGGTCACGGGTTACTCTAAGGTGTCGTTCAATCTCCTGAAGCAGCTGGCGACGCTGACTCCTCTGGTCAAGGTGTTCCACTTTGGCTTCCAGCGCAGCCCCGCCCGCACTCCCCAGCTGATGCGCCCCATCCAGGGTGTGATCCAGTACGATGCCGCCGCCAACGAGGATCCTCGTGAGCAGGGATTCGGGTTCAACAAGTTCAAGGATTACCTTGAGACGGTGTCGCCTGATATTGTGATGATCTACAATGATCCCATTATCGTCTCGCAGTTTATCAACACCTTTAAGGATATCCCAAAGACGTTCAAGCTCTGGGTCTATCTCGATCAGGTGTATGAGGGTGCGGATATGGGTCTCCTCCGCACGATCGAGAACAAGGCTGACCGTATCATTTGCTTTACGGATGCGTGGAAGAAGCACCTTCTCACCCGCTTGACCACGACAACGATCCCGATTGATATTCTGGAGCACGGTGTGGATACCACAGTGTTCAAGTCCCTGCCGGAGGTTGAGCGCATGAGCATCCGTCGTTCTATGAACATTCCTCCGGACGCCAAGATTTTCCTGAATGTCAATCGCAATAGCCAGCGCAAGCGTCTCGATCTCACGATCATGGGCTTCGTTCGCCTGCTCAAGAAGTTCCCCTCTGAGAAGTTTTACCTGGTATTTGTCACCTCGGTGAAGCCGGAGGGAGGTGCGTGCTACAACCCCCTCCAGATCTACATGAACGAGCTCACCCGTGCAGGTCTGGATCCTCAGGTCTATGGGACCCGTGTATCAGTCGTGGATACGACGCCTCCGTCTGCGTACTACAATGACGACTCTATCAACCAGCTGTATAACGCCGCGGATATTGGGATCAACACGTCCAACGGCGAGGGCTTTGGTCTGTGCCAGCTGGAGCACATGGCGACGGGAGCTCCCCAGGTCGTGATGGATATTGGCGGCTACCGCTCCTTCATTGACGAGACAACTGGTGTCCTGGTGCCGACCACATCATATGCTTATCTCCCGATGACTTCGGGAGTAGGGCTCTACGAGCACTCTGCCCATCCCGACGCGGTGGCAGAGGCCATGGAGAAGACGGTGGCGATGCTGGGTGCAGCTACTTCCAAGAAGTGTATCGACGCCGCCCGCGCCCGGCCGTGGTCGAAGATCTGCGACGAGTTCCTTGAGAGCGTCCTAGCAAAGCCCGCGACGACCGCTTGAACGTCTTGCGATTTCCTCCCCGAATGAAAAAGTGAGAGTTGCCGGCACCGATTCCGCGCACAACCTTGCCGTTCTTCATCTTGATATTCTTGACCTTGTCCTCGAGTCCGGCAGCTGCAATGTTCTCCTTGCTGAAGACGTTGGTCCAGCGCTTCTCATCAACTTCGTAGCACTTTGCAGCCTGGGGCAGAATACGTTTGATAATCTCAATGCATTCTAGCAGCACAGTATCGCCCGAACAGTCCTTGTAAGGATCCGACCGATTCTTGACTTCTCCGAACGGCGCAAATGGCTCAATTGTAATCGAGTTCCGAATGTTTGACGAGTTGGCCGCATTCCCCGGCAAGTCGTCAATAATAATCGTATTGCACTCTGCAAGGCACTCTTTCTCTGCCTCGCCGTACCACAGAAAGTTAAGATCCTTGGAGTTCCCATGCTTTTCCGAGCTCGCTTCGGCATGATCATCGTGGAGAACAAACTTGATGTCCCGTCCGCTGAGGATAGATGAACGCATTCCCATGGCGTATCCCTTGTCCGACCAGGTCCAGAGTCCAACCTTGCAGCCCGACGCCTGTAGAAAATCTAGGAGATCGTTCAGGTGAGGGCGTACAAGAAAAATACCAGAGCCTGCATCAACAACCTTATACTTTGCCTGTTCAGACGCGGGAAGTGTATCCCACGATGCAGGTTTCAGTCGGTTGGAAATATAATATACGAGTGTCTCATCTATATCAAAAATTACCGTGAAGGGACATGGCATTTCCCTCTCTATTATATCCTGCGGAGGTTTTTAGGCAAAGTCGGGGTTCCAGGTCTTCAGCTTCTTCTCCAGCATCTCCCTGAGGAACCAGTTCTGAATCTGGCCGCGGTAGGGATACGCGTGCCCGTAATCAATACACCATACCGTTCCATCCTTCTCGATGAAGTTGTACGGCGTAATATCAATGTACTCCATATTGCCCTTCTTCAGGAGCATATCGAGAATAAAGTGTATCTGTTTCCAAATCCAAGCAGGGGTGTTGCTGGGATTTGGACCATACTTGTCGGCAAGGCACATCTCGTCGATATCCTGCATGACCATATACGTGGTCTTGTTAGTCTCAAAGATAGGAGGTGCAATGTTCAGTCCAGCTGCGATCTGTTGATGATGGATCTCGAGGGGTGAGGTTACAGTCTTAAGGTAAGTGGTCATGATGTATAGGTGGGGGTGCTCTCGCCGAACTAGGGGGTGGAGCCATCCGTTTTTGTCCAGAATCCGCGAATGCGGGTTGCGAACAGAAAACTCTGCTTGTAGTGTAGATTGATATCCTCCAGCTTGTCGCACATCATCAGGAGATGGACCAGGACCGGGTTGCCTGCTGCAAAGAACATCGGCTTCGCGGTGTCTAGGACAATACCCTTCTGATAAAAGGATGTGGCGGGACCGCCCGTGTTCTCTGCGATCAGGTCAATGTGCTGTGCAAACTTGCCGTTATAGTTTCCGAGAATGATGTTGTTGTCCTTCTTGAGGTGGGCGATGATGTTGGCAACTGGAGTGTTCTGGGGCAGAACAACCTGGTGACGGCGGGGAATGGATGTGTCGGGTATAGCCTTGACTTTCTCAGCATTGTCAATTGCAACCTTGTTGAACTTTCCATACTTCTCATCAAAATCCACAACCTTGAAGAAGGGAGTTCCCTCGTTGTTCTTGGCCTTGCGGAGGTACTTCAGGTATGGCTCAAACGACTCTACAAACTTACGTTCTGTGAAGAAGATGTACTCGTACAACACTCCGCCATCGGTGAGGCAATCCACCTGGTCGGAAATTACCTTTTCGTAGAGCGGGGGCTCACGAGAATCCGCGGCTCCCTGCTCGCGGGCAGCCTCCTCTGACGTCAGGCAGGCGGGATGCTCAATCATGATCTTTGACTTGATGATATCCTCGGGCTTCTGGAAATCGTAGGCGTCATTGAGCCACAGGTATTCAATGGGAAGCTGGATGGACGAGATGGCTTCATGCTGGCGCTTGAAGGTAAAAACCATAGACAGAATACGGTCATCTGCCTTTCCAGCGTTCTCAGGCCACGCCGAAGCCTTGGACCACGTGTTCAGGAGTGCGACCGCCTGAGGAGTCGGTGCAAAGAACATCGTGCCACCCGATGTCTCAAAGATATAGGGGTCAAAACACACATCATCGCGGAGATAGTTCATGCTACCACGAGGATCCACATTCCATCCACGCGCCATGAAATCCACCCCAGGCATATCAAAGATATCGGGGTAGCGGGAGAGTTTCATATCACCGTCAATGTAGAGCACTCCACGTCCCTGCATGCCCGCGACACGCAGAGCCTCCTTGATGAACAGCGGCTTCAAGTTGATCGCCAGCTGGTACTTTCCAGGAAACGCAAACTCGGGATACTCCTCCACAATGTAGTTGCAGCCTACACTCTTGCACATAGCTTCCCACTCTGCAATCATCTCCTCGAACTTGATAGCGGGGCGCTTGACCAGTCCGCGAGCTTCCATATCTTTCAGCCTGGCAGCCGTATTGGCCGAAAGCTTCTTCTTGACATCTTCGCGAGCGAGGATCTCCTGAACCTTCTTACCGTTGTATTTGAGTGGGTACTTCTTGAGAATCGCGATACGCCGATCCTTGGAAATCTCGTAGAACTCGTGGGGCTCATCAAACATTCCATCGGCAATGGCCTTCTCAATCGCCTGCTCCTCTTCCTCCTCCTCGCGAATCTCTTCAATCATCTCCTCCTTGATCTGCTCGGTAATCTCGCCCGTGCAAGCATAATTCACACGCTTGCCGTCGGCAATCGCCTTGTCCGTCGTGTCATCACCGAAGCGCAGATAGTTCTTGTTGGCGTTTCCGCGTCCCCACCAGTAGGTGACCACCACAAACTTGCTTGCGGGGTTGTTGATCACCATATTGAGTTCGTGTGCCTTGATAATTGCCGGGTAATCCATGACGGGAGCTCCCTGACCTCCGCGTTTTGGTGTCCGCTTACGACCACGTTTGTGGGTATCCCGTGCCATTATTCATATGTGAAGAATTGTATTCTGTCCTTCTGTAACGTCCCGAGACGCAGCAGGCGATGATTATCTCCAAAGGCTGGCTCATCAAACACCTCCTTGCTATCGGGATCCACCAGGAACACAAAGTCCTTGATAGAGATACGCTGAAGCCGACGTCCGCGCTTCATGATATTGCGGAGATACACGGCGTCACGTTCATCATTGTTGATGGATGGATTGAAGCCCAGAGAATCGCCTTTCGGTGTGCTATCAAAGCGCAAGCACTGGATCACTGGCTTCTCGCTGGAGTGCAGCTTGCGATGAATCTCGCAATCGACCGCCGCCTGCTTGATGAGTCGGGTAATCCCGCTGGTAATCTTCTGCTTCTCGAACGAAATGTTGTAGAGGAACTCGTCGCTGCTCATGAAGGCATCCACTCCGCGCCCTGAATCTGCGGGAGCATCGTACTTCTTGGGAAGTGTGTCTGCGCGACGAATGGGGACAATGTTGAAGGCGGATGCTGATCCTGCCTGCGCCTTGGAAAACACAGACATGTAGAAGCTGATACGGATCGTGCGTTCCTCGATCGGCACCGTCTCGCTATTGATTCCGCTGGCTGACAAACTCTGGCGGGTGGCGTGGGAGCACAGACGGATACCGCGACCAATGACCTGGTCGTGGCGCGCGGGGTTCCAGTACGGCTCCACGATGTGCAGATGACGGACGTTCTTGAGGTTGATACCCTCGGCACCGCTGGAGGTCGCCATGAGGATACAGATCATCTTCTTGCCACCGCGAGCCAGGACGCTCTCGCGAACAGACGGTGCATGCTCGGGGTAATCGTTCTGCATGCCAAAGTAGTCTTCATTGAACAGGTATCGTGTCAGCTCCTTTTCGACCTTGTCTTCCTCGCCCGTGTAGAATGCGTACGCTGGCTTCTTGGGATCCAGATCGGGCGACTCGCGATACTTGCCGTTTTCCTTCACCAACTTGTAGGGCTGGTATCCGTTGGCGTCCAGGATTGCAGCGAGAATACCGAGACCCTCCAACTTGCGGTACTGCGAGTAAATGAACTGATTGCGGTACTCCCCATCCTTGCCCGTGGAAGCAGCAATATTCTCTAGAATCTTCTTCATTTTCGGGGAGAAGGTCTCCAATCCCAGGGATCGCAGGTACTTGTCGGGCTCGGAACTCAACGTCGCAAGGATGGTGGCTTTATCCACGGGTCCCTCGTCGTTCTCGTCCTTGATATCCTTGACATCTCCGCGCAGCTCTGAAGGCACAGCATAGTTGCAAACAAGACGGGAAACTACACGGTAGGACGAGAAATTGGCGTCCAGAGCAGCGGGTCCCTTTGTCGCCTTCTTGGCTTCCGACTGAATCTCTCCCCAGCGCACTTCCAGGTAGCGATTGAACTGCTGCTCCGACATCTCTACCCTCTCCAGCATCTTATCGTCATCCACCCGCTTCGGGAGCATACGTTCATCGGCGCCCTTGTAGTACGACACTAGACCCTGGATACGCTTTTGGAACAGAATGGCGTTCTTGACTTCCAGTCCATCGACAAATGTGGAGACAAACTCCTTGAACTCCGATGGAAGGCACTCGAGGGCTTCGCGCGTAATGTACTCTCGCGCAGCCAGAACGCCGCCAGGAAACTTGGCAGCAAATGGTTCGCGGACACCTTCTACCCAATCCACTGGAGGCTTATACACCAACTTATCGTCGCGCTGAACGGCGATACGGTCTCCTTCCTTATTGTAGAGCGACTTGAAGTGGGGCGGATTGCGTGTCACCATAATGACCCGCTTGACGCTGTTGAACTCGACTGTATCCACTTCGGGCATGAGCTTGAAAAAGGTCTTCATTCCTGCCTCGTCCCACGTCGGAAGTTCCTTGACTGGGATGGAGATGCGCTCGATGGGTCCGCGCAGAAGGTTCATGAAGAAAGCGATCTCGTTCGGGCGATTGATGACGGGCGTGCCGGAGAGGAGCACAACCTTGCAGTCCTTGGCATAGTAGATGGCATCATACAGCCGACGGGCGATCTCGGAGTTGTTGATGACCCGGGAAATGAAGCCGTGAGCCTCGTCGATGATGACCACTGACTCATCAAATTTCGTGGATGTCTTGGCATCCTCTTCGGGAACCAGGAGTTTCACGCTCTCTTTGGTGAGACCATTGTAGTTGATGAAGTTGTAGCGCGAAGCGATAATGGCGGTAATCTGTTCATCAATTCCCTTGCGATCATCGTCGCTCATCGTGGGAGAGTTGTAGTTCGGCTCCTTTCCATGGACGGTCACAAAGTAGCTTCCGCGGTTGCGGAGGTACTCTTCGGGAATACCCATTTGGAGAGCGGGAGCTTTCTCGGCATCGTTGGTCGCAGGTCGGCGTTCCCAGTAATTGTTGATCATGTAGATGGCATCTCCGCACTTGCGAATCTCCTGGCGGAAATTGTTCTGGAGAGAGGCAGGGAGCATAACATAAATCTTCTTAGTGGAAAGGAGGGACTCGGCTACACCGATCGCGGAACAGGTCTTGCCTGATCCCAGGCCGTGATAGACCAGGAGACCGCGGTAGGGAGACTCAATCTTGAGATACTCTGATACCAGCTTCTGATAGGGCAGCAACTCGCGAGATGATTTCTTGGAATCGGACAGACACTTATCCACTCCTTCATCATCATCATCTTTGTTGGTGGAACGGTATTTCAGGAAGATTCGTGCTATGTAATCTGCAAATGCCTTGCGGTTAGGCAGTACAAATGCCGCCATTGTATTGTATGAACAAAGCAAATAAAAACCCTGTCTCAAAACAATGAAGTTGGAAGGCGATCCGCGTATGTGGATGGTCACCATATACCTCTTTCTTGTCAGCGCACTCCTCTACTTTCGTCCATCTCTAGTCTTTGACGGCCATCGTGTTCGCGAGTTCGGTTCCGGGTCTCGCGATGCCACTGTGTTTCCGCTGTGGTGGTGGGTCTTTGCGCTGGCGGTTGTAAGCTACTTGGCGGTGCATTACATCACACAGGCTTAACGGCTGGAGTTGTTTCCGCAGCTGCCTTGATTTTAGCATCCTTTTCCTTCTGTTTCTGAATCATGTTGTTCTTGAAGCGCGTAGCTTCATCAATATCAGGGATACACACTTCCGTAATAGACGTGGATGACAATCCGTATATTCCGGCAACGGCAGCCAGGGTCAGGACATACCCAATTGAGATCCAACTGGCGCGCACCTTGTTTCCGACTCCACCATCAAACATCAGATAGAACCGGTCAAAGTATCCTCGTAGGAAGTCAAATGTGCGTATGACATACCATCCAATCGTTGGATACGCCGCCCAAATAGCTGCTTGATTTGCATTTTTGGACTGGTCAGTCTTCTCGCACTCCTTGAACGTCACCAGGGTAGAAAACCCGAATCCCAAAAGGAAAAACACAAGATACACCACAAATCCTAGACCAAAGACCATCCCTGCCTCTTTCATACTTGTAATCGCAAAGATGGCCATCTCTTATTATTCTCTCGGAAGACGAACTTCAAAGGTTTGCGCGATCGCAGAGAGTTCTTCCAGTAGAGCCCTTCGTTGAGTGTATTGCGGCCTCGTGAGTTCCATGCAGTCTGGGAGAGTCTTCCACCCGATCGCCGAAATCTCACGGCGCTGCATCAACGTGAATCGCTGATGGATATCAAAGTCGGCGGGACGGGTAAGGAGAGCCACAAAGTACTTGTGCTGGTAGGGAACCCCGTTCGTTCCGTGGAACGTTTCTTCCAGTTGAACTCCACTGACCATCACGTAGCAGTTGCGGCGAACGTTGGTCTCCTCAAAGAACTCACGTTCTGCACATCCATTGTCGCTCTCGCATTTCAGCCGTCTGCCTTTGGGGAATCCCCACTCGGGCTCCGTATAGACGGAGACCGCTTTGCCGATGATAGGACGAACCTGGTCAAACTTGTCCAGAGCACGGCGGTATTCGTTCTCGTACTTGTCGATGCTGTTCCACAGCCGTGTCCAGAGCGATTCAAACGGCTCGTTCTGCAGACGTCCAAGCTCAGACTGCGTCATGTTTTGGAGGAGCATCTCCACATACTCTGCATTCGCTGGGTCGTACTTCCCACGGATGAATTCCGTGTAGGCCATGCTATCCTTTCGCCGTACCATCAGGACTTCAAGATCGTTGATATCCAGAGGCAGCGCCGTGGGCTCGCCTGGACTTTTGCGGTTTCGCAGAAGAAGGATTCCACACGAGAGAATTGGATCGGGACATTCGCGAAATGGGTGTCCTCGTAGTCCGCAGTTATTACAGAAGATCGTTGTCATTCCCGCCATTGTGTCAGTTGATACTTCCTTTGCCCAGGATTATCGCCATCCATTTTTACCTCTCATAACATACAATAATGAACAAGTCCCTCTGCTACGGTTCGCCGATTACTCTGACGCCCCAGAAGACCCTAACTGGAACGCTTGCGGCTCCATTCAAGTCTCTGGCGGAGGCGAAGACAGAGTGTTCTACGCGTGGTGGATGCACTGGAGTTCTGGAGTTCAATGGAAGCTTTTTTGCTTATACTGGCGACACCACCCTCCAGAGGGGATCTCGCGGTGGAAAGTTCCACCCTGTCAAGCCGTGCCCTGCCTCGCCTCGCGATCCTGCGTCCAGCGCGTCGCCCGAGGGATACGACATCTACGGAAACATCAATAACGCGTGGTCGTCGGTGGGCAGCGCGGTTGGCAAGCTGGGTGGCAGCTCGTGCCCCACCCCTGAGCAGCAGAAGGCGCAGGCGGATGCCGAGGCGTCGCAGAAGCGCAACTGGTCGCAGGGCTTTTTCTGGACGACGGTGGTCGTTGTCCTCATCAGTGGTTACCTGGCGTACAAGTACTTCGGCAATTCCCCTCAGCTGGCTTTTGGTGCGCGCGCCTTCTACTGGGTACTCTACACTGCGATCGTGGCCCTGGTCGCTTACGGCATTCTCTTCATGGTGGAGGGAATCAAGGGCGAGGCGGCGAAGTCTGATAACCTGGCGCCGACACCTGTAGAATACACGAAGCCCGTGAGCATCGCGGCTGCGCAGGTGCCCCCGCAGGCGGGCAAGAATGGTGGCAACTACGGCATGCAGTGGTGGATGTACATCAAGGACTGGGACTACAAGTTCGGCCAGGAGAAGCCCGTGTTCATCCGCGGCCCGAACGGACAGCAGAACCCTTACGTCTATCTCCACCCGACGGAGAACAGCCTGTGCGTCAAGATCAACGTCTATAGCGCCAAGAGCGGACGCGGTATGCGCAGCTCCCCTGGCTACCCTGGAGCCGACGGCAGCGCCACGGACGACTCTTACACGTGCGTCATGAAGAACGTCCCGCTGCAGACGTGGTTCTGCGTGTCCCTCTCTCTCAGCGGCCGCAACTTGGATCTCTATCGCGACGGCCGCCTAGTGCGTTCATGCGTGCTCTCGGGCGTGCCGCGCCATCCTACGGGACCGCTCACCATCATGCCTGCCGGCGGATTCTCGGGCCACGTCATTGATGCCTACCACCTGTCCCGCGCCCTGACCCCCACGGATGCCCAGTATTTCTGCGCCCAGGGAACCAACGGCACGAAGTTCGACACCCTGCCGTCCAAGCCCCTCTTTGGATACAAGGTGAAACTCGGAGTCATTGACAGCAAGGGAAAGCAAATAAAACAATACACTTGGTAAATAACAATAGATGGAACTGCGCGTCATACTCCTGTCGCTGATGACGTTGATCGTCGTTGGAATTGTGTTTCTCATCGTGTATGAGCTGTACTACGGCTCGTACAGTGACAAGGGGTACTCTCCGATCGCCCCGTGGAAGACGCAGGTGTCGATCATCGACTTCCTGCACCTCGGCACTGAGTTTGTGAAGTTCGACCAGGTCCTGCCTCGCTCCCGCAATGAGCAGCAGGGTGCCGAGTTCTCGTATGCCGCGTGGTTCATTGTGGATAACTACGACTACGGCAGCCCACGGCCCGTCATTTTTGTCAAGGGTCGCCCCGATATGTCCATGAAGTCGCCCGCGGTCTATCTCACCAAGGGCACGAATGAGCTAACGATTCTCCAGGATACCTACTCCAAGGATCAGGTCGGAAAGGTAGTGATCAACAACCTGCCTGCTGGTAAGTTCATCCATCTTGCGATCACACTGAACCAGAAGTCCATGGATGTGTATATCAACGGCATGATCTACCAGCATCTCACGCTAGCTGCCCTTCCTCTGCAGAATACAGAGAGTCTGTACATTGCAGATAACGGCGGATGGTCTGGCATGATTGGTGATTTCACGTATTACAATTACATGCTGACGCCTGGCGAAGTCCATAACCTGTCGCTCAAGAAGCCGCGTCGCGACCCGAATGACCTGCCATACTACCCCGATTACCTGGACACCAGCTGGTGGATGGGACGCAGTGGTCTATAACTTCATATTGATGCTCCCCTGAGCCTTGTTCATTTCATCCTTTCCCTTTTGAATCTGCTCCTGGACCTCTGCAAGCTTCTTTTCTGCTTGTGCGACCCGCATAGAACAGAGTGTATCATCAATGCCTTCACGCTGGGGTAGAAAAATAAGAATAACGGCGGCTGCCACGAGAAACCAGATTAGAAGACTTTCGGTCTTGGTTTTCATTGTTTATCCCCGAGATTATCTGCTTTCAGGTTGTCGGGATCTCCATACTTGCGCACTCCTTCCTTCTTCTGCTGATCTACCACCGAATCTACGTTCGCAGCCTTCTTCGCGATTTTTGCAACTGCCTTTTCTAGCGTTTCCAGTGAATCTTCCTCGGTTAGGTGCTCACGGGCGGGAAGCATCATCACAATGCACAGCGCGAGAACGACGAATGCGACCATCAAGTACGACTTCATCTTTATTCTTACGTATTCAATAAAGATGCCGTCCCTCTGCACTGGCCAAGATGTTCAAGATTCAAATGCTACATTCCGAAACATCGTCCGCGACTCGTCGGATGTCACCAGCAATATTCGTCGGCAGGGGACATTCCGCAGCTATCAGATCCTTCAGGGAAAGAATCTGACTGTTCCGGGCGCTGTCCCTGCAACTGATTTGTATGATATTGCATATCTTGGAGGATCGAACGGACCACAGTCATTTCTCATTAGCGGAGTTAATCTCACTGCTCCATGTGTGACATGCCTCGCTACGTTTGGACAGACGAATCAGCTCCCATTCAATCTCAAGTTGGCCGGGGCACTAGTAAAGGCGCCTACAGCACAGTAACGGGATCTTCTGTATCCGTAACAAGCTCTTCGTGGATATCGTAGTTGCGCATGGTACGGCGCAGGGAGTCGCGAATCTTCCTTTTTTGGGTCTTGTTAAACTTCCCGGGAGTATAGGTGAAGAACAGACGGAGGAACTCGGGTGAGCGTTTGGGGGTGTTCTTGTACAACTCTGCCTTGTGTGCCTTGATTTCCTGGAGTGTGGTTTGGTGTCCGAGGCAATCCAGGGGGGTCAGGAGGACAAACCGCCGCCTGCCTTCGGTGTGTGCAATATCCACCAGACGCTGAGAAATGCAGACGATGCGATCAGAATCGTACCCTTCCAGGAAATGGGCATCGGCATACACGAACCCAAAGAAAAACTGAAGGAGGGTGGGGATGGATGCCACCTTGATTCCGTCGCGGAGCTGGTGGTAGCTGTGGCACGCAAACGATTCGAAGATACGCACCAGGAGGAATCCACTCTTGATTTCAATGATATCCACATGACGAGGAAGAAGCTCTGCATACGCGGCTTGCTCCACGATCTTGACCTTCTCACCT